AAACAATTCAATTAGGAATTGGTGGACATTCAAATATATCTGAAATTGCTAGTGAAATTAATAGTTTACTACCTACTGGTTTAAAATGTGAAGCTAATTTAGATTTAAATTCTTTAATAATAAGTTCAAAAATAGATTTATTAGCAAACAAAAAAGGTTTTGGAAAAAGTTTTGAATTAATTGATGTAGTTGCAGGAGACCTTTCTGTAATTGGTTTTTCAGAAGAGCTTGTTGTATCATCTCAAGAGCCAGAAATTGAATTAAGTGTAAAAAGACAAGATACAAATACCAACGAATCTTTTGCAGTAGAAGCTGAGGTTGCTATTACTGTTGGTTATGATGGGACAAGTGCAACACTTGATATTTCTAGTGGCGTTCTTTCTACTACTGTAGTTGGTGGCTCTGGTTCTAATTTATCAATTAATCTTAGTGAATACACTACAATGTCTGACCTTGCTTCTTTTATTAGTTCGCAAACTGGATATTCTGCAAGTTCTATTGCAGCTTCTAACAATCTAAGCCCACTTAGGCTTGATGAAGTTTCTGCTGTAGGAATTGCTTCTTCAGAAGGAAGTGAGCCGGGAAGAGTTAAAAAAGCTGCTTACAATTTTGCCCTTAAACTTTCTGAAAGTTCTGTAGTTGACTTTGAATTTGCTGTAGGTGCTGGGCTTCCTGCTGAAACAGCTCAAGCTAAGTATCTCGCAGGCGGTACTAAGGGTGCTACTACTGCTGCTGACATTGTAAATGCAATACCAGCTCTTGAAGGTATTAAAGTAAATTTTGTACTACCTCTTTTTTCAAGAGATGCTGCCGATGATATTGCTGACGGTCTTACCGACAGTAGTTCAACATACACAATTGATGCTGTTAACTTTGCTGTTAAGTCTCATGTACTTGCTATGTCAACAGTTAAACTAAAAAGAAACAGAATTGCAATGCTTAGTAAAGATGCTAGTTATGCTGATGTTAAAGCTCACTCGCAAAGCCTGTCTTCTTTTAGATCAATTGTTTGTTTTCAAAAAACAAGTCAAGTTGATGCACTTGGAAATGTTGTAGAATTTCAACCATGGCATACTGCGGCTATTGCAACAGGTATGCAATCGGCTGGTTTTTACAAGTCTTTAACTAATAAGTTTGCTAATGTAATTAGTTTTAAAGACCCTGCTGGGTTTGATTCTGGTAATCCGGGTTCTGTTGAGGATGCGATTGATGCTGGTTTAATGTTTTTGCAAGCTGAAACTGCTGGTAACAAATTTGTTGTAGATCAAACCACTTATGGATTTGATACTAATTTTGTTTACAATTCACTTCAAGCGGTTTATATGTCTGATGTTCTTGCCATTCAACTTGCTGAATCTCTTGAAAGATTTGCAGTTGGTAAATCACTTGCTGATATTACTGCTGCTAGTATGGCTGGGCATATTTCTAAAGTAATGGAAGTGTATAAAAGACTTAAAATTACTGGTGCTTCTGACGATGCCCCACTTGGATTTAAAAATCTTAAAATTAATATTAATGGCCCAATTGCTGAGGTTAAACTTGAGGCTAAACTTGCTACTGCAATCTTGTTTATCCCAATTCAACTTGAACTTAGCCAGATTCAATCAAGTGCAAGTGCATAATTAAAAAATAAGGAGAAAATAATATGAGTAGAACAATGAACGGAGCAAGAGCAAAAGTTAGAGTTGGCGGTCAGATCGTTGGTCTTTTTGATTCTTGCCAGTATGGTGCTAATATTGGAACTGAGCCTATCCATTTGTTAGGTAGATATTCACCAGATGAAATTTCAATCACTAGTTATGAAGCTGTTCAAGTGTCTTGTTCTGGGTTTAGAATTGTTGACCAAGGTGTTCATGTTCTTCCAGCAGCTCCAAAACTTCAAGACCTTTTAAATTTTGAAAATGTTCAGCTTGAAGTTGAAGATAGGCAAACTGGTGCTAATATTATGATTGTTAAAAACTGTGTACCTTCAAATTGGGGTGAAGCTCAACAGGCAAAAGGCACTACAAGATTCAACATATCGTATATTGGAACTGTTTTGAGTGATGAGTCTGGAGATCAAGATGAAAGTGATGGGGCAACTTCACTTCCATAATTTCAATACTTTACATATTTTTTTAAAAAAAGGGAACTTTTTGTTCCCTTTTTTTGTTTTAAATGTCGCAGAATAAATAGCCCGGAAGTGATTGTAAAATATCCAACGGAAAAAGCGCAAGCAGAAGGCGGTGTATTTAGCGAAAAATTCTTGGGGCATTCTAGGCCTTTATATAAAATATATGATTATGGACATAGAAAGTAAGAACTTTAACTTGTTTTTTTTTATACATATGATATTATGTACATATGAAAAGAAACTGTATATTCACAAACAAACCAGCAAATTCAAAATTCACCATAGGTTCAGATAAGCAAAATTGGGCAAAATCAGTGCCTTGCACTAAAGAATATCTGGCAGATAGGGGTGATAAACCGCCCACAGAGCTTGAAATTAGACTTGTAGAGCTGTTTTATGAGCAGGAGCTATGTCGCCTTCGTATTGATGAGTACGATGCTCAAATGGATGAAATTAGGTCTATAATGAGTAATAAATTACCCAAAAAAGAAAGAAGGAAGATAAATGAACAAAAGCCAAATTGGGAAGATATTGGACCGGTAGAGCTTACAGAAGAAGACAAAGAATGGTTAAACGCTCCAATGGGGCCAATTGAAGGAAAAGGTGAAAGCTACATAAAGGAACCCGAAACAAAGTATGAACCAGAAGAATGTCCAAATCCTGACTGTCCTTCAATGTTGCAAAATGCACCCGGAATTGGGCCATTTTGCCCTAACAAAGAATGTGATGTAAGTGATGGTCCTAATGTTTGGAGAGCTAAAGAATTGACAAAAGTAGAAAAGCCTGTTAAAGTAGAGAAGAAAGTGGTGAAGAAAAAAACTAACAACCTATGGGACTAATATGGCTAACTATTTGAAAAAAGAAGAAAAAAGAGAAGACGTAGAAGTATTTTATGCTTATGGTGAAGACGATGATTTTAATTTTGCAGGTGAGCAATCTTTTAGAATTTCCAAGCAAAGTGATTGTTTTTCTTGGAAAAATGCCGAAATTGACGGAGAATATCGTGATGGAAAGATGTTTTCTAAAAGAAAAGGCATACATAAAAAAAAATACAAATTTGAAGAATATTAGGAGAAATTAATGTCAGAAGAAGGAAAGTTTAAATTATTACAAAGAACGAAACTTGAAGACCTAAATGACGGTACTGTCAAAGAACTTCCTGAGTCTGACCTTTGTATTCAAACAGAAACTCATATTGTTCAATTTGAATATGCTGAAGAAGAGCAAGATAAAGAAAAATTTACTATTAAACCGGGCGTTTGGACTTTGGTAAATACTTCAGTTGGTTTAAGAACTAAAAAATTGGAACTTAAAACCCATGACCTTCTTGAGTCGGCCAGTAATACTCAACTTATTAAAAAAGAGTCTAAACTTTTCTTTGATAAATTAGATATTTACAAAAAATACAATAAAGACCCTAAACGGTCAATTTTACTCTACTCACAACCGGGCATGGGTAAATGTCTAGGTCCAAATCAAGGTGTATTAATGTACGATGGCTCAGTTAAAAAAGCTAAAAATGTAAAAGTTGGTGATTTGTTAATGGGGCCAGATTCAAAACCTCGCAAGGTTTTAATGTTACATTCTGGTAAGGATAAAATGTATAGAGTAGTTAATACAAAAGGAGATTGCTATACGGTCAACAGTAACCATGTAATTTCTTTAAAAAATACAGATACAAAAGAAATAGTAAATATTTCAGTAAAAGAATACTTAAAAAAATCTGAAAGTTTTAAAATAAGAAACAAAGGATATAAAACAAAAGCTGTAGATTTTAAGCATAATCATAAAGAGCTGATTGTAGACCCTTATATTTTAGGTCTTTGGCTTGGAGATGGAAGCTCCCACTCTATATCTTTAACAACCATGGATGATGAATTGGCAAAAAAATGGTCTGATTATGGGGAAAAATTTGGTTTAAAAACTAACAAATGGACAAAACCATTAAACAAAGCCTCTACTTACAATTTGTCTAGCGGTAAAAAACACGGCAAAAAAGATAGAAATATTTTGTTAAATTTTTTTCAAGAATTAGGTGTAATTAATAACAAAAAAATACCACAAGAATATAAAACATCTTCTCAAGAAAATAGACTTAAAATATTGGCAGGGTTAATTGATTCTGACGGCTATTTAACATCCAATACTTATGAAATAGTACAAAAAAATGAAACGCTTGCAAATGATATTGTTTTTGTAGCAAGATCACTTGGTTTAGCTTGCACAGTTACGGATAAAAAAATTGACGAATCAACATATAAAAGAGTAAGAATTTTTGGGGATATAGATAAAATACCAGTTTTATTGAAAAGAAAAAAAGCCGAGCCAAGGAAGCAAATAAAAGATGCTCTTGTAAACGCTATAAAAATAGAGCCAATAGGGTTTGGTGATTACAATGGGTTTACAGTTGATTCAGATAATTTATTTGTGCTAGATAATTTTGTTGTAACCCATAACAGCTCAACAATTGCTAAAATTAGCCAAGAATTTACCGAAGAAGACAAGGGAACAGTTGTTTTATTTTGGGATACATCTGATATACGAAGTAGTACAGTTTCTAAGTTTCTTTCAACTGGTTCAAAATTTTCAAAAGATTGCACAAGAATGTTGTTTGTAATGGAAGATATTGGCGGTGGAAATACCGAAGGTTATCACGGCCCAAAAGGAGCGGATGCCAGCTTGTTAGAGCTTCTTGATGGTGCATCGGTAAGTTTTAGGCTACCAACTTTTATTATTGCAACAACCAATACACCAGAAAACCTATTGAAATCATTAGCTGATAGACCCGGACGTTTTGACCAAATGTTTGAGCTTGAAGGGCCAAATGCCGAAGAAAGATTTAAGCTTGGTACTTATATTGCTAAAAGAGAGTTGTCTGGTGACGAAGCAATGGCACTTAAAAGTAAAGATGCTGATGGCCTAAGTATCGCTCATATTTCTGAGATTGTGATTAGAGCCGAACTGCATGATAAAACATTTGCTGAAGTTATTACTGAAATGAAAGAGCATAAAGCAAGAATTGAAAGGGCATTTGAAAAAGCTAAAAAGAAACAAGTAGGACTGATGGGATAATGGAAAAAAAATGAAAATAGTTTGCATATCAGACACACACAATCGTCATAAAGAAATTGACTGTGGAAAGGGTGATATTATCCTTCATGCTGGTGACGCTACTGGCCGTGGTCAATCTGGTGAAATTGAGCCGTTTTTGAAATGGTATGGTTCACTTGATTTTAATTGGAAAATCATGATTGCCGGAAATCATGATTGGGGCTTTGAAAAAGAACCTGAAAGATTTGAAGAAATGTGCCGTAAATATGGTGTAATTTATCTTAATGATTCTGGTGTTACAATTAAATGTCCGTGGACCAAAGAAGAAATTAAAATTTGGGGAAGTCCAGTACAACCAACTTTCTGTAATTGGGCTTTTAATAGAGATATTGAACATTTACCAAATGGCGACCCATATCATGGGTTTAAAAAACATCCATTAATTAAGCCACATTGGGATATGATACCTAATGATACTGATATTTTAATTACTCATGGCCCACCATATGGAATTAGAGATACAGTTCCACGTTGGCATGGTATTAGTGGTGATGTTGAGCACGTTGGATGTCCACATTTGATGGATACCATTGAAAATAGAGTTAAACCAATGATGCACGTTTTTGGACATATTCATGAAGAATATGGGGTTTCTTATAAAAAAAATACTATGTTTGTAAACGCATCATCGTTAGATGATAGATATATTTACAGTCACAAACCAGTGGAGATTATATGGGAAGACGGACCAAAGCACAAATAGAAGAAGATGAACAAATGACCTGTTCTAAACGAGGGTGTAATGATGTACATGAAAAAATCTTCATGTTTTCATCTTATCATAAAACAGCAGTAATGAAAGATTTAGAAGAACTTCCATTTTGCGAAAAGCATTTTAGGGAACTGGAAGCCAAGTTAGAAAAATGAAAGAGTGTAGTAAGTGTAAAGAAAAAAAAGATTTATCTTTTTTTACAAAATTAAAAAAATCAAAGGATGGCCTTTCATATTGGTGTAAAGAGTGCAGAAAAAAAGGTCAAGATAAATGGGTTAAAAAAAATAAAGAAAAAATAAAATCATATCATAAAAAAAATAAAGAAAAAATAAAATTATATCATAAAAAATATTATGAAAAAAATAAAGAAAAAATGAAAGAAAATGCTGCAAGATGGCACAAAAATAACCCTGAAAAAGTTAAAGAAAAAAATAGAAAAGGTGTAAAAAAATGGAATGAAAAACACTCTTTTAAATCAAGAATTATAAATCTTATTAAACAAAGTTTATATAGAAAAGGTTTTCCATCAAATTTAAAATGGGATAAAATAGAGTCTGATATATTAGGTTGTAATTATGACTTTTTACAAAATTACCTAAATAAAACATTTAAAAAAAATTACAATATAGATATTAAAGATGCAATTGAAAAAATACATATAGACCACATAAAGCCTATATCTTCAGCGAAAACAATGGGTGAAATTTTAAAGTTAAATCACTATACCAATTTGCAATATTTATACGCTTTTGATAATGTATCAAAAAGCAATAAAAAAACATTTAAGTTAAAGGAAAAAATTGAGGTTAAACTTAAAAATAATATATATGTAGAAATGAAAACTTTAATTTCTATAGAAGAAGAAGCTAAAAAAATCAAAAATCAAAAAATATTAAATTTAATTCAAGAAGCTAAAAAAAATGTAAATTGGAAATTGCTGTAAAAAGTTATGATATTATATAGTTAAAGGAGACTTTAATGACTGTTAAAAAAGTAAAAACCCCAGCTAAAATGTATTGCTCAAGCCCAAATAGGCTTAAACAAATTACCTCTCAAACTATGGATGAAATTGCCGAAATTGTAGGGTCTAGCTATGGGCCGGGTGGTAAAACAACACTTATTGAAAGCGAATATCCCGGTATTCCAAACAAGAATACCAAGGATGGCGTTACTATTTTCAGTTCTTTAGGTAGTGCTGATCCTTATAAGCACTTGATTATTGAACAAACTAGAGATGCTGCTAAAAGGACCGCCAACGAAGCTGGTGACGGTACAACTGCGACTACAATTATCTCTGCCACTATGGTAAAGTCTCTATTTAGATATTGTGAGGCTAATCCCAAAGAGTCACCTCAACGTGCCACTAGGGTTATGAATAAAATTGTTAAAAATCAACTTATTCCCAAGGTAAAAGATCAGTCAATTGAAATTAGTATGGACAATCAAGGCTTGCTAAAAAAAGTAGCTCAAGTATCTGCTAATGGTGATGAAGAAATGGCTGACGCTGTAATGGAAGCTTTTGACAAAGTAGGTTTTGGAGAGTCTTCTCACGTTACTATTCAAGAACTTTCAGGGCCAAGCGGTTATGAAGTAGAGCTTATTGAAGGACTGCCAATTGCTATTGGCTTTGAAGAGTCAATTGGCAAATTTCATACAGCATTTATTAACGACAAGGCCAATCAACGCTGTAAACTAGATAAACCGTTGTTTCTTTTGTTTGATGGTATTGTAAACGATCTTGTTTCTTTTTTGCCAATTATTGAAGAACTTGGACATAAGTTTGTAAATGAAGGAAACTCTGAGTTTAGCAATCTTGTTCTTGTTTCACACGGCTTTTCAGAAAATGTTTTGACAAATCTTGCGTTTAATTTTAGTAATCCTACAACATTAAATGTTGTACCAATGGCTACGCCAATGACTAATATTAAAAACTCTAGATTAGAATTTTTATACGACCTATCGGCCTTTACCGGAGCTAAAATATTTGACATGACTAATCAAGTAGCTAAAGCTACTATTGACGACCTTGGTAACGGAATGGATACGTTTGAGTATTATAGATTTAGAAGTACTGTAGTTGGTGAGCCAAGCGAACTGGATATCGAAGAAAGAGCAGATGAGCTTGAAACTCAACTTAAAAATGCTGCAAGTATTGCTGAAAAGCTTGATCTTGAAGAAAGACTTGGTAAGCTAACTAATGGTATTGCCAAACTTAAAATATACGGTGCATCTAACGGTGAGCTTAAAGAAAG